TGAGGCTGAAATTGAGGTCCCCAGGCCAACAGAACCTTATGGCTACTTGTTGAAGGTAACAGTTGACCTCTTTAATGAACAAGTTACTATTGAAAGGAGCCTTTCATGATTGTTTTCTACATTGTTGTCTGGTCGATTGTTAGCGCTGTTTGGGCTGCCCTGGCTTGGTGGAAGTCATCGATCACGGGCATAAAGATCTGGCCTGATGTTCTGGCTAGTGCTGGTGCGGCTTGTGTCGTCATTATGTACCTGGTGGGGTTGGCATCGTGAAGCATCCGGTTGAATTAGCAGCGCAGTTCATTCGTAGGGCCGATTTCGTCCTCGCTAATGACGTGCTGCGAGAGGAATATGATGTCGAGCTGGCCCACCCTGCTCAGATCGGGTACTGCTCTTTTGACCCAGAAGACGTCATTGGCAAGGCTTTAGAGCGTACTGCTTGGGTTTTCGGTTGCCTTATGCATACGGAGGATGCCCACTACCTCACCATTGTCGGTGAAAAGGAAGCTATCGACAAGCTTGAAGGAGTGCGGCTTGTTGCCCTGTCGGATGAGTACGGCTACAAGAACCCTCTGAACAAGGCCTTGTCGGAAGCTGACATTGCCGGTATCGGTAAGGAGCAGTTCGACAAGTGGCAGGAAGACTACGTTGAGGGCTTTTTCGAAGGGCTTATTGGTAACTTCGATCTGGGTTGGTTTGGATCATTTAGTAAGAATCCGCATGTTCTTGGCATCCTCGATGGTGCTGACAGCGCGTGGCGTTGCGTGAAGGATAAGGAGAATAAGAATGCTAGTGACAGTTGATACAGATCACATTGATCTTGTTCACAACACGGAAGTCCTTGAGGCTGCTCTGGATGAGCTTCCTGCTGGTTGGATTGTCGATCTTGAGTTTTTCAGGGCTGGCACTTTCAGCTTCGTGAAGACCTCTGGCGGGTGGTTTGCTGCAGCAGATGATTCCTTCATCTGGGAGGGGGTGGCGGACTTCATTGAAACCATCCAGGGTAATAACCATTTGAAGGAGGAGGCACAGTCAGTTAGCTTCCATGAGCCGGTGTCGGACGATATTGTCAAGCGACATAACGAGGCGTTGGAAACGGTGCTGGACACTGAGAACGGGGACACGCTGCTGGACGACCGTTTCGTTAAGTACCAGAACTTCTTCCTTGATACGGAGAACGATCTTAAGCCTGTAGGGCTGCTGGCTGTCGCTAACAACTTGTTCCTGACGAAGTACTCGGAAGATCATGACATTATGAACCTCTTTACGAAGGGAGACAAGGAGTAATGTTGACTTTTGCTGTTGGGCTGTTGATCCTCAGTTTTGCAGTGGCGCTTCTTGGGGTCGTGCTGGATGAGATTTATCCCTGGGGCGAGAAGGTAGTGGCTGTCGGCACGGTTATGCTCTGTGTGTCTCTTACTTGCCTTGCTGGCTGTGTTTTCTACTACGGTGTTCACGTCTAAGGAGACAAAATGATGAAGAAGATTCTTGGCTGCGTCGCTGTGGTTGCTGCGGCCCTGTCGCTCGGTGCGTGTAGTGCGGCTGATACTGCTTCGCGGAACATTAGCTACGACAGTGATAACTTCAAGGTGATGCGCCGTGTTGTATTCGTCAATGGCATCACGGATAAGTACCTTCTGTCGATTGAGGGTTTGTGCTCGATCACGAAGGATAAGGAAGACCTGCAGCTCGAAGTCACCTGCAAGACGGGTGAGGGCGAGTTCAAGAAGCACTATCTCGGGATTAGCGATAATGTGACCTACTTCGTGGAGCAGATGGATGCCTCGTCTGTTGATACGTTCCACTACAAGGTTGCCTTCAGGCCTGAGACGATCCTTCCTGATATTGACATGCAAACGAGTGGAGGCAACAATGACTAATCCTGCCGAGGAAATCTACGTGATTTTCAACAAGAAGACTGGCAGCATCAAAACCGGCGGTCGTAAGAAGTATCCGATTGTTCACGCTTACCTGTCTGAGAAGATGGGTTGGGGCGGAATTGGTCGTATTGGTCAGTTCGCCCGCGAAGAGAAGGGTGACTACGCGGTCGCTAAGTACCGCCTTGTCGAAGCAAAGGAGAACCGAGAATGATTATCAATTTCAATGATCTTCAGATTCCGTTCCATAGGCTTGCGCCTGGGGCTGTCCTGATCAACCCTGATGACATTCGTTACTTGAAGTCGATTGGTGAGGACATGGAGTACTACTGGGTTTATGGGATGGACCTGTGGTCCAACCAGGCTCACTCTGACGCTGAGCTACTGAAAGATATCGGAGACGGTGAAGGGTGGAAGGTGCTGCCATGATTCGAGCTGGGGGCCTAATCGATGGGATCGAGTACATTGATGATGACGAGTTTGTTGTCACCAAGGAGAGACTTCAGGAACTCCTGGGGAATGAGCTATACCTAGAGTTCTACGATTTTGGGTACCACTGTTTGTGGTGTGAGCGTATTCCGAAGGTATATCCTGGTTATGGCAAAACACCACAAGAAGTTGCCACTGCTGTTGTGTCTAAGCTTATTGAGGATGACGACAAAGACTGGAGTGTGCTTGTGCGATGAATGGTATCCGGTACATTGGCATTGGTGAGTATGGCATCTTTGAGGACGATCTGAAGGAGCTGATGGAGGCTAAGGTCATCGTGTCAGTTGCTAGTGAGCTTGGCCTCTTTGATGGAGTGTGCTGGGACGATGCTCTTGCTGAGTTGTATCCTGGCATGGGTGAAACCCCATATGTGGTCGCTGATTCGTTGGTGTCAGAAATAGGAGTGTAGGCTCGTGGCAATCATTGCTTGGTTCATACTCTGCGCCTGCATAGCCCTTGTCGGGATGAACAGCAAGGATAGCTTTGTGGCCTATTCCTGGTGATTATCACCTGCCTTGGCATGATCGGCTTTCTTCTGGTACACTAGATATCGACTGATTGATCATCCGATAAGACCCCCGCATGACGGCACATGTGGTGGTCTTATTTTACCCTCACAACGATGTGGTACACGTCACGTGGGTAGTTGTTGACAGGCGACGGTAGAGAGCATCAGTATAAATGCATCAGCCCCGAAGAAAGGAGAAACAATGGCGACATTTGGACATTCTCTGCTACAAGAGATTTTTGACATTGCGTCTAGCGAGTATAAAAGCAACCCGTCTAACATGAGCTGGTTTAAGGTAGCTGGCTATGCTGAAGCACTACTTTCATTGGAGGGAGACTAATGCTAAGCGTGAGCGAAATCTATGATCTGCTTTACGAAGCCTGCGACAATGCGCAGGAAAGTGATTACCCTGTCGTTGATGTTCCGGGCCTTGGCAATGTGGACCTTGAGACGGTGCGCAAGCTGAAGTGGAACGGGATCACCTTTAAGAAGGGTAGTCAGCTATGGCGTGTGTTCGACAGTGTTGTGCTGATTGGCCTGTACAGTTACGAGCTTGCGTATCTTATCAACAACAGCAATAAGCAAGCAATCATTCTTGAAATGGAAGGAGAGAAAGAATGAGCGACAACAAGGAGTTCATCGAGTTTTATAACCAGACGCGAGAGAACCACATCAGGATGCATACATGGAATATCAATGGTCTTAGCGTGTGGTACGTTAGTGGTTTTGGTAAGCGGGAAGGGACTACAGTCTTGGACTGCCGTGACTTCGGTGCTATCACCACGAAGGGCTGTATGATCATCACTGAGAATCATGGTGTCTGGTTGAAGATCAACGATCAGAACTGGACTGAACCTACTACAGGTGAGGATCGTGTGGTTCATGATCTTGACATTCTCAAGTTCATCATTACCGAGAGTGATAATGGTGGCCATGTCGCTACGATTGTCGATCCTGGGGCGCAGTCATGAGCAAAGATACGTTTCAAGAACTCTACGATAAGCTGGTTGATGACAACATCAAGCTGCGCAACACAGGTATTGATGACCTCAGTGTTTGGAGTGTTGACTATAACGGTTATGGGCGGACTGTAGCAATCGAAACAGCACAAGCGTTGGAGTCGATCACCAGCACTGGTAGTGTTATCATCACAGAGCGACACGGAGCGTTTCTGAAGATTCGCAGTAAGTGCTGGGTCCGTACTGGCATCGGTGATAGTAAGGTTGTGCTTCAAAGCATCGATATCGTCAGCATCTTGCTTTCTGAAGACTCGTACATCGCGACGCTCATCAACACTTCAGAGTGACACGCATCACGTGGTATAGGGTTGACAGCTCAGAAAGAGCGGGCCTATACTGAACACATCACAACTGAATAGCCTCTCAAAACCCTACAAGTAAGGGACGGTGAACATTGGGAGGCACTACCCCTTGTGGCGGAACAGGCAGACGCGCTCGACTCAAAATCGAGTTCCGAAAGGAGTGTGAGTTCGACTCTCACCAAGGGGACCACCAAGCGGCTGGACAATGCTGGATGATTAGGCCTTGTCGCCTGCCTCTTTGGCCAAGAGGATGGACCAGCCGTCGTGATCGGGGGATCACGTGCGGGGTAGCACCCTAGGGACGACTCTTTTTAGTGTGTGTTTCTGTCGTCCGAATAGCATCCCCTTCCAACGGAATGTAGCGCAGTAGGTAGCGCACCTGGTTTGGGACCAGGGGGCCGTGAGTTCGAGTCTCACCATTCCGACGGGCAGTATTGCCTACTGTTGCATATGCAACACTTAGTTCCCAGGCGTCCTCCGGGACTGCCTGGGTTTATCCCAGATAGTGTAATGGCAGCACGGCAGGTTTTGGCCCTGTCGGACTAGGTTCGAGTCCTAGTCTGGGAGCGCTTGACGATGAGTTTGCTCGATAGCACAAAGTGTCATGACCAAGACACACTCATCGAATGGCTGGGTTGCCCTGGTCAGGCAACGAGCTGCTTAGCTCAATTTGGTGAGAGCGCTGAGTAAGACTCAGAGGGACAGGTTCGAGTCCTGTAGCAGCACGACAGAAAGGAGAAACAACATGACTGTTATCTATTTTGATGCCGAAACACGAGAAGCCTTCCGTAAGATTGCAGAGCTGGTTGACATCATGGGTATCGAGTTTGAGCAATAACTAAGCGACACTGAAATTGTGGACAAGGATGGTGTCGTTCATGATCTCGCTGAGCTAGTGAAGAGTGGGTGTGTTATCGACACTGGTGTCGCTCTTCATATGGCTGTCCATGATTACTACACTTGTATTAACGGGTGGACCTCTTCTGGTGGCTTTTCTCATTCGTCAGAAAGACTTGCAAAGCTTATCCGAGAGCACGCTGATGACCCCGATGTCGAGATCACTGTTTATAAGATCTAACGAAAGGAAACTAAAATGAAGCTGCGCCTTACCTATTTTGATACGAATACCTATGAAGATACAGATGGTTCATGTGATATGTGTATGTACACAGGTATGCTTGACCACCCTCTGTATACCTTTACTTCCAGTTACGGTGAAAGCTACACTATTGAAGGCTGGTGGTCTGACTGGGGACACCTCACGACCATCGACATCAACCTTCCAGTGTTCACAACTTGGTTGCATGACGCTGAGTTCAAGGAGCCGACAGAGATTATTGAAGAAGACGAGGACTTCGCTCGTCTTCCAGGTGACCGCTTCTGGGAGGAGTTTCTGTTTGCTGTTCTTAAGGATGCCCAGTGGTGCTCCACCATGGAAGAACTCAATAAAAGTCTCGATTGGGCGCTGAAGGGAGTTGACAATGTTAACTGATGAGCAGTTTGATGAACTCGCTGATAAGCTGCTGAAGAAGATCGCACCCAAGCTGGGTGTCGAACTTGAAGAAGAGCACGAGAGTCGTAATTACTTTAGGGACAAGGATGGTGTCATCTGTTATCTTAATGAGTGTGAAGCCCCTTGTGTGATTCAGACTAACTCGTCGTTCTTCTTGCGTGTCTCGGATGGTATCGAAGGTTCCGAAGATTACTGGGTATCATCTTGGGGTGATAAGTTCAATGATGCAGAACTAGCATACATTCTGCGTACGAATGACAAGAACGCTGAGATCATCTGGGGCTGATATACTAGCCCAGTAACAACAATCTAGGAGGAACGATGTCTATCGTTGATCTCGCAGTCAAGCTGGGCAAGGCTTTCGAGGGCAGTTACTCGTCTCTCATCAAGAATGACGAGATGAAGACCACCATCACCCAGGAGGCACGTACAGGTGTCTACACGATCTCCACACAGGACCCTGAGCTTATCGCTCTGCTCGACCAGGGCATTGTCGAGAAGGCTCCTGTGACGATGGTTACCCCTATGACCTACGGTGTCGTCTCGCCTGGTGTCTACACCATTCCAGGTCATAAGATGGAAGAGATTTTGGAGCATCGTCCGTTCGACCATCTGTGATAAGCGGCCTGAGACAGCGCGCCTCTGATCTCAGGATTAGGTACGGGAGGGTTCGCCTTTCAAGTACCGGCCTTGCACGCGGGTTCAAAATGCGTGAGGACTCATCCCCCTATCGACTAACCCTCGGTAGGGGGATGATACTATGTGAGCAGTGTCACGTGATTATCTATCGTAAACTACTCGGTCTGTCAGCTATGCTATTAAGTGTCAGCCAAGACAACTACGAAAGGACCATCAACTATGAAACGTTTTCTTGCGACAGCCGGTGTCGCACTACTGATGATTGCCCCAGCAGCAGCATATGCCGCCGACACCACCCCTGAGATCAAGGCCGAGGTCACCAAGGCAACGTCCTCGTCTCGGCAGACCTCTAGCGAGGTCAATGTGGGTGGAACCTGGACCGTTGAAAGACTGGCTGTCGGACAGTCTTTCACCGTCGCGTCTAAGGATGGTGGCTTCAAGTGGAACGCTAGTTTTCCATTTGCCCTCAATGACGGCACTGTCGTCGGTGAGTGCAACGCCGATCAGGCGACGCTGACCTGCAAGGTGACCGAGGTGCCTGAGTCTTATAAGGATAAGGAGAACGTCAGCGGGACGTGGTGGGCGCGAGCCAGGATTCAGGACGCCGCTGTCGGCACTAACGAGGGTACGATCACCCTCAATGGTGAGGTCGTCAAGAAGCTCATCTGGGGCGATGCTGAAGGCACAGGGTCTTGCACTAAGGACTGTGATGGTCCGGCCCACTTTGAGTATGCAGAGCCTTCCAACATTAAGTTTGGTTGGACCAATTCCAACGGAACCGTTGGATGGGGCATCAAGTTTATTGCCGAGGGCGGTGTCGAGTACACCGTTAAGGACTTCGACACTCGACTGAGCACGTACGTGAAGTGCGCTAAGGGTCCAACCTGGGACCCGGCCACGACCGAGATTGTTGCAGCCACGCAAGTGGATGCGAACACGATCAAGTTCACCGCGCCTGAAGGGTCTAAGACTTGCGCCACGTACCCACCCGAGCAGATGAAGGTGCCCGAGGGTCAGACCTCAGTTACCAACCACGCTGAGGTGAATGGCCTCAAGCTCGAAGCGACTGCAACGATTAAGGCTAATGGGGGCACTGATGGTGACGGCTCTGTGAAGCCGACGCCCGCGCCGGAACCTACGCCGTCTGAGGACCCGAAGCCGACTCCTGCCCCTACGCCGGAACCTGAGCCGTCTACACCTGCACCGGCCCCTTCTACTGAGCCGACCCCGACCCCGGCCCCTGAGCCTTCCAAGCCGTCCGAGCCGACCCCCGCGCCTTCGGATGAGCCGACGCCCACGCCGACCCAAACCCCTTGCACGATCCACCCTGACCGAGACAAGGACCGTGTGCCCTGCAAGATCGAGCCTATCCCTGCACCGACTAAGCCTGCACCGGCCCCGGCGCCTGCGCCAACGATTGAGGCCCCGAAGGCCAAGCTGGCCAAGACTGGTGCTGCCTCTGAGGCCGCTGTGATCGGGATTCTGTCGCTGCTGTTCGGTGCAGCCACCGTGACTGTGGCCTGGTGTGTCGGTCGATACAGCAAGACTCGCTGACACATAAGTAGAGGGCCAGTGCTGCTTGGTGCTGGCCCTCTATCTTGCCTTGATAGTTAACACAAAGGAGAACCAATGCGACCACAACGACAGCACTATAATGATGCTGGTTTCGACCTCTCTACGAAGACATCTGTCATCATCTACCCGGGTGAGACAGTCTTCGTACCAACAGGGTACTGTCCAGACAAGCATGACATCCCCGACGGCTCTGTCGGCCTTGTCTTTGCCCGCTCGTCACTGAGCAAGAAGGGACTGCTCCTCGCCAACGGTGTCGGTGTTATCGACGCCGGATACGAAGGTGAAGTCATGGTTGCTCTGTGGAACATGAGCAAGGACACCCCTGTCGTGCTGGAAGAACATGAGCGTATCGCTCAAATCGTCATTGTCAGGCTAGAGGGCACCTCGCCCCTCTACTCACAACCACCCATCCAAGTAGATAAGAAGCGAGGAAAGGGTGGTTTCGGATCGACCGGAAGGATCAACTAATGATCTACGTTTACTCCAAGCCCCGCTGCCCCCAGTGCACGGCTACGTACCGCAAGCTGAAGCTTTTGGGCCTTCCCTTCAAAAGCTTCGACGTAACGGAAGATGCGGCTGCACTGGCGTTTATCCGCGCACTTGGATATCAGCAGGCCCCCGTCGTCGTTGTGCGTGAAGGTGAAGATGAGCATATTAAGAAGCACTGGTCTGGATTCCGGCCGGACCTCTTGAAGAAGGAGACACAGAATGACTAAGGTTACAGACCCTATTAAGCTCGAAGAAGCGCGCGCCCGCATGGCTAAGGCACGTGCCACCCGGATGGGCGGCAAGTACCCACAGGATGTCGAAACACGTGTTGCCTTCGTTCGAGAACTTGTGATTAACCAGTTTAAGGATGGAGGCCTGTCGATCATGAAGGATGGGGAACTTATCGGTGGGCCTTCCGCACGCTATTATCATACTAAGTTGGTGAACGGGAGCCTGACGATCAAGGACATGATCATGTTGGGAGACTATATGCCAGTTGACTGGACCTTGGTCCTCAAGTCGATTCGACAGCCGAAGGACATTTTGCGTCCTGTCGATGTTGAGGCAGCGCCTATCGACATGGAGTTCTCAGAGCCAGGCGATAACCCATTCGCCGACTACTTCACAGAAGTGGACGGTGCGTGATGGAACCAAGTCTGTTGGAGTTCGCGCGAACATTTGAGATCGGCCCCATCAAGGTCATTCGGTGCCTGTGTCGTGCCGGGTACCTGAAGCGCAGTTATGAGTCTAAGATGCCTACTGAGAAGGCTAAGGGCCTTCTCGGAGTGCGCACTGTCGTTACCAACGGCGGGAAGCGGAAGAATCATCATAGGCAAGTATTCGTGACAGACGAGGGTATTCAAGCCCTTACCGAAGTCATCAATGCTGAGCAGTCGTATATGGGTCCTTGGGAGATTAAGAGATGATTAGTTGGACTGATCTGATTGCCGATCACGACATCTGGATCGACAACTTCGATGAAGGGCGAGGTGGTTTCGCCCTTGATCGTGTTGTCATCCACCACAACGCAGGTAAGGCTATGACACATGCTGGTGTGTATGGGGCCTTCACTAATAATGGGACTTCTGCCCATTACAACGTTGACATCGACGGCAACATTTGCCAATTCGTACATGATTCCGACACAGCATGGCACTGCCCTGGTGTGAACAAGAAGAGTATCGGCATCGAGCACGCAAACTGCTCTGGTGCTGAGGGCGGATGGGATGTCGGGGATGAGACCATCGACGCGGGCGCGCACCTGACCGCAGCTATCTGTCGTGCGTATGGTCTTGGTCGCCCTGAGTGGCGCTCCAATGTGTTTCCCCACTCGGACTTCTACTCAACTGCCTGCCCGGCTTCCTTGCGTGATAAGTACGCTGGCGAGTACATCGAGAAGGCACAGGAGTACTACGACAACCTTGATGCTGACCTGTCCAACAAGGAAGGCTGGGTGTCACAAGACGGCGGCTGGTGGTACCGCCTTGCTGACGGCTCGTGGGAGACTGGCTGGTTCCCTGTTAATGAGAAGTGGTACTACGCCAATGACCGTGGCTGGTTGCAGGTCGGCTGGCAGCACATTGACGGCCACTGGTACTTCCTGCATAATGTCCATGACACTCGCTATGGTGAGATGGAGACCGGCTGGATCAAGGATGGTGAGCACTGGTTCCTTCTTGATGAGCGCGGCCGGATGCTTACGGGCTGGCAGCAGGTGAAGGGTAAGTGGTACTTCCTTGAGGACAACGGTGCTATGCGTACCGGCTGGCTGTCGTACGAGGGCAACGACTACTTCCTCACCGACACTGGTGCCATGGCTGTCGGCCTGTGCCAGACGCGCCTTGATGGTGCTTGCTCGATCTTCGGTGAAGATGGCAAGTTGTTGCGCGGCAGGATCGTCGTTGAACAAGACAGTAACGGAATCGTGAAGCTGGTAGAATCTAAGTAACACTTATTTAGGAGGTACTGGACATGGTTCCTGAAGTCTTGACCACGGATCGAACGAAGTGGGCAGTGTTGACGCCGGAACGCCGTAAGGCGATTTACGGCATTGTTGCGGCATTGCTTGCCGTTGGTGTCGCTTATGGGTTTGTGGCCCCTGAGCAGTCGGCACAGTGGCTCGACGTGGCTGATAAGCTGCTGGGCCTTGTGGCACTGCTCTTGGCAGCGTCTCATACTGGCGGCACGTATCTTGCCCCGTCCTATGGCACTCCTGACGCTGAGTGACATTTAGTGTGGACACCCCCTACTTGTTGGTAGGGGGTGTTCGCTATAATAAGGGCCATGAAGAATCTACTGAGTACTATGTCAGAGCCAAGGTCGGTGACGGCGGTGATGGTGATTATCTACACCGCTATCGCTATTACCGGCTTCGGGTTCATTACGAGCTACGAGGCCCTTCCGTGGGTTATCACCCTTGCGGGGGTGCTAATGGTTGCGTCCGGGATTATGGGCGCACCCTCGGCGTGGTTGGGTTCCTGGTGGTTGGAAGGCCCCGCCGCGCTTGTCGCTGTCTTTGGCATCATGTTGGTGTCAATCAACGAGTTTGTGCTGACCACGGCACACGTCCGTTGGCCATTCCATGTTATTATTTTGTCAGTAATCATTGGCTTGTTCTTCCTGGGCCGCGCTCTACGTGTGTGGCCCTACTCGTATCGGCCTGGGGTTCTGCCAAAGAGCAAGCTGGAAGAAGCTCAGGAGCGCTACAAGCGCACGAAGGAAGAATACTTGTCAACCATTAGTGAGTAACAAGGAGTTAGTGTATGAACACGGCATTGGTGGGTCTCGTGGTCTCTGCCGTAACCCTTGTTATCAAGGCTATTATTGACATGTGCGTAGATCGTTATAAGAAGGCGCGAGAAGTTCAAGAGGCCCGTGACGATCTTGAAGCTGACTTGCGCACGCAAGCGTTCCTGTGGAAGGAACATGCTTATGCTGTGCGTGTCGCTGCTGTTCAAGCCGGTGTGAAGGTAGAGGACTTGCCTTCGGTGCCGAAGGAGGATTGATGCTTTTTGTATGGATGCTACTCAGTGTCTGTGTTGGCGCCATGCTTGGTGCGGTGGGCACGTATATGTACCTAGACAACAAGTTTGAGAAGACTGTGAAGGATGTGCTCAATGATGTCGCAGAACAGCTCGCGCAATTTGCTGACGAGTGACGACCCAGAGCTGCGCGGCAAGCGCGACATGGCCCTGT